TGGACATAGTGGTGGAGGTAGTGGTTCAAGTGAATTTTACTTTACTTCAGACACAAATAATAGTATTTTATATATTAGAGGTTTTCTTGGTTGGACAGGGACTCTTGATAATGTAGTAGTCAAACCTGTAAACGACAAAAATCATGCAACAACTGTATTTCATGGTGATGAGAAGGTTGTTAATGGGGATATGAATGTTACAGACCCAGCAACTGTTACTATAGGTGGAGTAGCTGCTGCTGTGCATGATGCAACATTTGATGATGTTACATCTCTTACAGACCATACTAGTACTGATACAAATAATAAAACAATAAAAGTTACAGGTGATTCATCTTCTCAATATCCTGCAGTTAGATGGTCAGATGGAAGTAATATGGGATTAGTTACAGGTAGAACTTATTATGTAGAAGTATGGGTTTATTTACCTTCAAGCAATTCCCTTGTAGATAAAATACAATTAAAAGTTGTAGATAATGCTGGAAGTACTGAGCTTTTATCAGATGTAACTACAGCAACTGATGCATGGACAAAACTTTCTGGCACATTTGTAGATGACGATATTTCTAGAATAGACATTGTTGGAATAGATGTTAGTGGTAGTGCTGGAGGAGCACAAGATTTCTCAAGCGAAGTATATTATATAGATGATTTAACAGTTAAAGAAGAAGGCACAGCATCAGGCTGGACAGATGCAGACCAACAACTTGATATACCACAAACAGCATTACAATCTTATAATCAATTGGCTTGGTTTGATGGAGTAGCTGATGCTGCAGTTGAAATTGAAGCTAATAATGATGTTGATGATATATTTGCTGGAGGTGCAACCGCATCAGTCTGGATATATGTAAATAGTCTTGGAGAAAATAACGATGGAAGAATTCTAGATAAATCTAGCACTACTGACGGTGCAGATGGATGGCACATAAAAACTACTGATGAATCTGGCAGTACTTGTAAAATTGGTTTTCAGAGAGGTCATTCAACAACAGATGGAAGTTGGAGAACTACTAATAGAGTAATTACATATGGTAACTGGTATCATGTAGTGGTAACATATAATCAAGCAAGCGCATCTAATAACCCCTTAATATATATAAACGGAGAATCAGTTGGAGTTGATAATCCACAATCTCCAGCAGGCGCTCCTGAATCAGATGCATCTCAGGTTCTAACTATAGGTAATAGGTCTGGAGCAACTGATAGAACATTTAATGGATGTATAACAGAGGTGTATCTATCAGATATAATATTAGACCAAGATGGAATTAATACCATATATAATGATGGTGTGCCTTTGGATTTATCAATTGAAGCTACTTTTATAGGTATCCCAGGTGTTTATGCAGGATATTGGAGAAATAATGGACTTGCTCAATGGGAAGATTTAACAGCTAATAATAACCATGCTAATATAAACTGCGATGAAACAATGTTAATCACAGCAGGAGCAGATGTTTCAAGAGATTCTCAAGGATTTCTAATGAATAGACAAAGAGCTACTAATAGTTTAAATACAAATGAAGAATCTTATGCTACTGTAGATATTAATCATACATTTGGAACAGCTGATTTTAGTTATGGATTTTGGTTTAAATTAGAAGATGCTGAAAATGGATATTTAGTTGGAGTTCAAACTATGGGGAGTAATTATGGTATAGGTTTAACTATTGATGCTGGTAATGGTAAAATAAGGGCAAGACCATTCGGTGCTACAGCTGTATATACTTCAGCAGGTTACGATGATGGTGAGTGGCATTATGCTCATCATAATATAGACAGAAGTGCTAATGCTATTTTATATATAGATGGAGCAACAGCTGTATTAACACAAGATATATCAGGAGGAGCCTTACCTACATATGTTTTATCTACAAATAGTTGGCATATTGGAGCAGAAGTAGGGACTGGCAATTTTCTAGCTGGAGAAATAGATGATTTGATTGTATATAGCGATATATTAGAAACAACAGAAATAACAAGAAATTATAACGCAGGTAAAAGGAGTCACAGATAATGGCACATTATGAAATGTATTTTTGTCTACCAAGCAGTGCATATAATAGTGCTGTTGGTACCAAAATAAAAGAACTATATCCAATAGTAGAATCAGTAGATGAAGATGGTGATATTACTTATGTATCTGCACCTACTTGGAAAGAAATAATATTCGCAGGTAAGGTAGGAGCTCCAAGATATTCAGATGATAAAGCATATTGTATTATTAAAGGTGAATGGTCAGCAAAAGATGGAGTACTATCTGAATTGATTGCACTTGGTGGTAGTAAAACTTATCCAAATTTTAGTGTACTTACTAAGTCAGAAGCACAAGTTTTGGCTAGTAGTGACACATTTGTTAATGAAGACTAATTATAGTAAATTACAGGAGAGAAATGAAAAGAACTAGAACATATTACTGTAAATCATGCAAAGGATGTAAGACATTTACACCTGAAGAAAAGTATGTGTGTGACTGCGGACATCTATTTGGAACAACAGTTAACATCTCGGCTGGTATTAATATGAGAAGAACTTGGAGTGGACAGACAAAAGTTGAATTTAGTCAAACAACCATTGATGATGATATAGCAGATAGGAATAGAAGATAATGGCAAATTTTGATGACCAAGTAATGGGTTTAACAGGATTAACTGTTAGTGGTGGTTCTTCAGCTCCTAGTCAAGCCGAGCTTACTACTTTTCTAACAAATGGTGCACAGGAAATTATTAACATTATTCCACCTGAATTAAAAGAAAAATGCATGAAAGAAACTAATATTTATATTGGTAATACTAATACTACTATGGATATGGATGGAACAGCAGATATTATAAGTGTAGTTAGAGAAAACGCTGAGTTGGGGTATTACAAAGATTGCAGAAAAGTTTCTATAGCTGAAGCTTTACAATCTCTTGATTCTTCTAGTATGTATTATGTTACATCTACTGACCCTATATATTATATAAATAGCTCAAGTGGTGTATCCACATTAAATATAATACCTACACCAACTGCAGCTCAACCTGCAATTGTATACCATATATCATATCCAACAGTTGCCTATAATAATGCTACGATTGCTAACTTCCCTGATGAAGCTGAATATTTAGTTGTTTTATATGCAGCAATAAAATCTATACAGAGTGCTATGGGAGGAATAACTTTAACATCATTTAGTTTAAGTGCAACTGCCCCTGATGATGTAGCTTCTGCAGTAAGTATTAGTGCTGGTACTGTTGGTGCTATTACAATTGATGCCTTACCTTCAGCTCCAAATTATACAGCACCTGTATTTACTTCAGCTAGTACATATTTAACAGAAATGGAAGCAGGGACTCTAGGAGCTGCTGCTTCTGATATTGATGTGGAACATTGGTTTAGTATAGCTGGTCAATTAATAGAAGATGAAGAAGATATAGAATTAGCTCAAGCACATTTGCAAAAAATAAGTACATATTTAAATGCTTTTTCTCAAGATATGCAAAATCAATTAAATATATTTAATGAAGGTAATGCTGTATATCAAGCAGCTGTACAAAGAAATTTACAACAAGCACAAATTAATATGCAAGATGCTCAAAAAGAAGCAGATATGACATTGCAAGCACAAATACAAACTTATACACTTAACTTACAAAGAACGTCTGCTGCTGTAGCTAGATACCAATCTTTAGTACAACAAGAAGTTCAAACGTATCAACAGCAAATTGTTGAAAAAACTACTGAATATCAATGGTTGCAAGGTCAGCAAGCTAAGTTACAAAAAGATTATGATACAGGAGTTACAATGTTAATGACCAAAGGAAAACCTCAGCCTAGAGAGGAAGCTAAATAATGACAGCTAAGAATATTATAGAACAAATAGAAAAGCTATTTGGAAGACAATCAGAACAATATATGTTTCAATTAATGAATGATGCATTAGATGATATTGCATCTCATAAAAGAAACTTTACATCTTCAAAGAAAACAAACTTAAAAAAACATCAAAGATGGTATCAGTTAGATGATGATGTTGTAGATATTAAAAGAGTTGAAGTATTAGATACAAATGATAGATATGTATTAGTTCCTAAATTAGCAGATTCTCATAAAATATTAAGAGCAGATACAGATTCAAATAGTGCAACATGGTCATCTGCAACTGGAAGCGATGATTCATTAACATAAGGTTTATATGGCAACAAATAAAAGAACATATCCAAATAGTAATTTCGCATGGTATAATGATGAAGATAGATTAGCAATTGTATGTGAAGATACAACATCTGTATCAGGAGAATCAACAGTTGAGAAATATGATACATTTCAAGGCACTGGAAATATAAGTGGAACTATTTCTTCTTTTGCTGACTATAATGGAACTGTTGCTGGAACAACAAAAGCTACATGTTCAGCTGCACATGGTTTAAAAACTGGAGATAGAATAGCTATATCTTCATTGCCTGATGGTGATTTAGATGGTAATTATAGTATTACATATATAGATGGAGATGAGTTTTATTTTACTAAAGCTTACGTAGCAGAAAGCAGTGGTACATTTACATCATTATTTATTGAAAATGGTTTAAGAATTACATATACAGCAAAATACGGAACAATTGATGCTCAAACAGAAGATTTAAAAACAAACGCTGGCTTAGACTCAGGTTTACATCCTGCTGTTGTATGTTATTTGAAAGCTAGAATGTTTGAAGATATGGGAGATATACAAAGAGCACAATATTTTAAAGGAATGTACGATAAGATGGTTAAACAATATCCATTAAGAAAAAGTGGAGTAAGGACTTTATCAGTACCAAGATTGTAATACAAAAGGAATAATATGAAAACTTTGAAAGAAAAGTTGGAAGTCTACAATAGACAAAAAGAACAAGCATATCAGATTTATGTAAAAAGTATAGGAGCAATTGAAATAATAGAAGAGTTGCTCAAAGAATCTGAAGAAAAAAAGAAATAGTTTTTTGAAATAAATTGAGGTTAAGATGGCGAGATTAGACAAGAATATTGTTAGCAGGGCTATAGTAACTCCTGATAAACACTTTCCTTTGCATGATGATGCGGCAATAAATGTAGTATGTCAAGCAATTGAAATAGTTAAACCAGATACTTATATAGATTTAGGTGATACAGGAGAGTGGGAATTATTCAGTAAACATTACTGGAAAG